GCTTTGAGTCCTCCGGGGCGGAAACCGCACTGGGCGTGGAGGTGACGAAGGCAAAGCCGGTGACGCGCACCATCACGTCAGCGAACATTGACCGTCTGCGGGTGACCTTCGGGGTGCAGTCACTGGTGGAGACCACCTCAAAGGGTGACCGTAACCCGACGTCTGTCCGCCTGCTGATTCAGCTTGAGCGTGGTGGTAAATGGATGACGGAAAAGGATGTCACCATTAACGGCAAGACCACCTCGCAGTTCCTGGCGTCGGTGATTCTGGATAATCTGCCGCCCCGGCCCTTTAACATCCGGATGGTCAGGGAGACGGCGGACAGCACCACGGACCAGCTGCAGAATAAGACGCTCTGGTCGTCATACACCGAAATCATCGATGTGAAACAGTGCTACCCGAACACGGCCATTGTGGGGCTGCAGGTGGATGCGGAGCAGTTCGGTGGCCAGCAGATGACGGTGAACTACCATATCCGCGGTCGCATCATCCAGGTGCCGTCAAACTATGACCCGGAAAAACGCACGTACAGTGGTATCTGGGACGGCAGTCTGAAACCGGCATACAGCAACAACCCGGCCTGGTGCCTGTGGGACATGCTGACTCACCCGCGCTACGGGATGGGAAAACGCCTGGAGGCGGCGGATGTGGACAAGTGGGCGCTGTATGCCATCGGGCAGTACTGCGACCAGACGGTCCCGGATGGTTTCGGGGGCACAGAGCCGCGGATGACCTTCAATGCGTACCTGGCACAACAGCGTAAGGCATGGGACGTGCTCAGTGATTTCTGCTCGGCGATGCGCTGTATGCCGGTATGGAACGGCCAGACGCTGACGTTCGTTCAGGACCGCCCGTCGGATGTGGTGTGGCCGTACACCAACAGCGATGTTGTGGTGGATGACAACGGCGTGGGATTCCGCTACAGCTTCAGTGCCCTGAAGGACCGGCACACGGCGGTGGAGGTGAATTACACCGACCCGCAGAACGGCTGGCAGACCTCCACGGAACTGGTGGAAGACCCGGAAGCCATACTGCGCTACGGACGCAACCTGCTGAAGATGGACGCGTTCGGCTGCACCAGTCGCGGTCAGGCTCACCGTGCCGGGCTGTGGGTGATAAAGACGGAACTGCTGGAAACACAGACGGTGGATTTCACGCTCGGGTCACAGGGGCTGCGTCACACGCCGGGTGACATCATTGAAATCTGTGATAACGACTACGCCGGGACCCTGACCGGCGGACGCATTCTGGCCATCGATGCCGCCAGCCGTACCCTGACGCTGGACCGTGAGGTGACACTCCCGGAGACGGGGACATCGACGGTGAACCTGATTAACGGCAGCGGTAAGCCGGTGAGTGTGGACATTACCGCACACCCTGCGCCTGACCGGATACAGGTCAGCCCCCTGCCGGATGGCGTGGAGACATACGGGGTATGGGGACTGAAAATGCCCGGTCTTCGCCGTCGCCTGTTCCGCTGTGTGGCCATCCGGGAAAACACGGACGGCACCTTTGCCGTTACGGCGGTGCAGCACGTACCGGAAAAAGAAGCCATCGTGGATAACGGGGCCCGCTTTGAGCCGCAGTCAGGCACCCTGAACAGCGTTATCCCACCGGCAGTGCAGCACCTGACGGTGGAGGTGAGCGCAGCTGACAGTCAGTATCTGGCGCTGGCGAAATGGGACACGCCGAGGGTGGTGAAGGGCGTGCGCTTCAGTCTGCGCCTGACCAGTGGAAGCGGTGAGAACAGCCGCCTGCTGACCACCGCCATCACTGCCGGTACGGAGCACCGTTTCAGTGGCCTGCCTCTCGGGGAATACACCCTGACGGTCAGGGCGATTAACAGCTATGGCCAGCAGGGCGAACCCGCCACCACCACGTTCCGGATTAACGCACCGGCAGCGCCTGCCGGTGTTGAACTGACGCCGGGGTATTTTCAGATAACGGCAGTCCCGAAACTGACCATTTATGACCCGACGGTGCAGTTTGAGTTCTGGTTTTCGGAGGCAAAAATTGCAGACGCCGCACAGGTGGAAACCTCTGCCCGTTATCTGGGGACCGGCAGTCAGTGGAGTGTCTCCGGTCCGCACATTAAGCCCGGAAAGGATTTCTGGTTTTATGTGCGCAGCGTCAACCTGGTGGGTAAATCTGCTTTTGTGGAAGCCAGTGGACGGGCGAGCAATGATGCTGCGGGCTATCTGGAACTTTTCCGGGAAAAGATAGGAAAAACGCATCTGGCAGAGGCGCTGTGGGCAGAGATTGACAACAGTCAGCTGAAGGACGAGATGGCGGAAATGCAGACCACCATCACAGAAACCCGCAATGAAATCACGCAGACGGTCAGTAAAACGCTGGAGGACCAGAACGCCACCATACAGCAAATCCAGCGTGTGCAGACGGACACAAATAATGACCTGAACAGCATGTGGGCGGTGAAGCTACAGCAGATGCAGGATGGTCGTCGCTATATTGCCGGTATCGGTGCCGGTATTGAGAACACCCCTGACGGGATGCAGAGCCAGATACTGCTGGCAGCGGACCGTGTGGCATTCATTAATCCGGAGAATGGTGATACCACACCCGCACTGGTCACGCAGGGGGGACAGACGTTTATCAATGAGGCCCTGATAAAGGTTCTTACCGCCCCCACCATTACCAGCGGCGGCAATCCCCCGGCATTCTCCCTGACGCCGGACGGCAGGCTGACGGCCCGTAATGCCGATATCAGCGGGAATATCAGTGCCAGTTCCGGTACGCTGAATAACGTGACGATTGCGGAAGACTGCACCATTAATGGAACGATGAGCGCTGACCGAATCATTGGTGATATCGTCAAGGGATACACGGTTGATATGGGGCAGGGCGTAATGACTCAGAACCAGCTGACTTTTCAGAAAATGATTTTGCTGAAAGACAACATGCCGTTTGATCGCAAGCTTATGCTTATGGCGTATTCATTTTCCAGAGGTGAATTCATCATGAAGATAAATGACAAAGTTGTCGTTCATGCCAGGTCAGGCAAAGTCAAAACCGGGGAGCGGGAGGTCCAGATTTCCAAAAACGCCAGCAGATATGAGCCGGTATATTCTGATGTTGGCGGAAGTGCGTCAGGCTCATGGAGTATTCCTGCCGGACAGGGTGATGTGCGGGTTGAAATTACATTCAGGTATGAAGCAGATGTGCTTTTTTACATGGGTGGTTCAATACTTCATGATAAGAGTAAAATTCGGATCCATGACCCGGTTCTGTTTTACCTGAAATCCTATACAGACGATTTTGATACCGCATCGTGACAGGTGGATAGTGAGGTTTCATCCATCTGTTCGTGATTGCCGGAAAACGACAAAAGCCGGACATCGTACATTATCCACGGGTGCCTTTGACTGACGGCACCCTTTAACACCAGCCAGTCACAATTTATACCCCTGATCGCAGACCGGGTAACCGGTACTGCGGTTTTTTTTATGGGAGAAATCTATGACAGTCAGAATATCGGGCGTGCTGAAGGACGGCACCGGGAAGCCGGTGCCGGGATGCACCATAGAGCTGAAAGCGCGACGCACCACAGAGACAGTGATAGTCACCACGGTGGCGCAGGGGCAGCCGGGGGAAACCGGCAGTTACAGTTTTGATGTGGAGCCGGGGTGGTACCGGGTGACGCTGAACACGGAAGGGTACGCCCCGTCGTATGTGGGTGACATTCTGGTGAAGGCGGATTCTGAGCCGGGAACGCTGAATAAATTTCTGATGGAACAGGATGAGGCGCAGTATTACCCGAAAGCGCTTGCAGAGCTGGAAGCGGTGGCAGCGGAAATCCTGAAGCGTGCTGAAGCGTCGGCGGCGAGTGCAGAGGAAGCGAAGAAACGGGCAGAGAATGCCCGGGGACCGGCGGGCGAGAAGGGGGACACAGGTCCACAGGGTGCCACAGGGGCACAGGGACCAGCCGGGGCAACGGGGGCGGTCGGACCAAAAGGTGAGCCGGGGCCAAAGGGAGAACGGGGAGAAACAGGTCCACAGGGACCGAAGGGCGATAAAGGTGACCCGGGCGGACCGCCGGGGCCGAAAGGTGACACCGGCCCACGTGGAGAGGCCGGACCACCCGGACCACAGGGTCCGGCAGGGCAAACCGGCCCGAAAGGGGATAAAGGTGAACCCGGCGCAACAGGTCCGGCAGGTCCCGCAGGCCCTCGGGGAGAAACCGGCCCCGCAGGTCCTGCGGGTCCCGCAGGCAGTGTCGCCAGTGTTCCGGATGCCAGCACATCACAGAAAGGTGTTGTACAGCTGAGCAGCGATACCAACAGCGATGATGAAACAAAAGCGGCAACCCCAAAGGCTGTGAAAGCGGTAATGGCAGAAGTGCAGGCAGCAAAAACGAAGGCAGAAGAGGCAGCAACCCGGGCAGCAGTCCCCGGACCGAAGGGGGACAGGGGGGAACCTGGCGCACCTGGTGCAGTGGGGCCCGCAGGCCCACGGGGACCGGCTGGTGCAGCTGGTCCCAAAGGTGATGCAGGCCCGGCAGGCCCCGCAGGAAAGGATGGTACCGCCGGAGCGGAAGGTAAGGCAGGTCCGGCAGGGCCACGAGGTGAAAGGGGACCAGCGGGGGCACAGGGTGTTCCGGGGCCGGTTGGTCCGGCAGGTCCTGCGGGTAAAACGGGGCCACAGGGCCCTGCCGGAGAGCGAGGGCCGATGGGACCGCCCGGGCCAGCAGGTGATGCAGGGAATGGCGTTATAAAAGGCATTCGGCTGGGAAATGAGAGCGTGTTTCGTCCACATGAAGGCTATATCAACTGGGATATACGCTTGACGGATGGCAGTGTGCTTACGGGAGTGGTGGGAATGAATGCGTCAGGGACAAACCGGATAAATGAAATCTATTACAGGCCGTTACAGATAACAACAGATGGCGTTTACTGGCGTACTATTGGCATTGATAATGGTATGTGAGCAGATTATACCATCCTTACCGGATGAGATATAAAAGTTAAAAGAGGAAATGTCGGGTTAGCATCTTTCTGATTCGTCCGGCTGATATCACCACGCCATATGTTTACGCTGAACATGGCGGATAAAAAGACGGGGGAGCAGGCAGCAGACTCCCCTGAAAGTTATCCCTGTCATTTTTACATTTTTATTCTGTGTCACGGTTACACATATTTTCCCGAATAACCACTACTGATACTTACCGTATTCTGGTGATTATTTTTGTGATGTGAACTGCATTTTATTTATAAAGAGCAAACAGATTAACAGCCGCGCGTTTTACTGTGCAGTGCTGCGAAAGGGTAACGGATTTATGATTATTAAAAAATTCACGCTGTATTCCCCGGAGAAGGCAGATGTCCCCGGGGCAATGTATCTGAAGTCAGAAGACGGCAGGGACTGGTATGAAAGCCAGTCTTTATTTTCAGCAGATACGCTGAAGGTGGCTTATGACAGTAACGGAATAATCTGCGGTATAAGCAAGGATGTATCTGTTATGTGGCCTGTTAACATGAGTGTTGCAGAAGTGCCTGATTCGGAGGAAAACCGCAAGGCAGACAGCTCAGGGCGCTGGAAGTTTGACGGGGAGCGAATAGTCGACACACTGACAGCGGAGAAAGCACGCGGGCTGAAGGGAGATGAAATCAACGCTTGGCGTAATGCGATGGAAGCGGCGAAC